TACGTTGTGCAAGTAGTTGCCTCCGTTGTGAAGTTCAATACTAACACGGATAATCGTGTTGCAGTACCTTCGTTAAGTGGGTAGGGGATTGGTTGAATCGCTACTCCGTTTGTGTTTGTTGTTTCCATATTTGTTTGTTTATAAAGTTATCCAAGATGTGCCGTCATAAAAACACGGACGATTTAAAGTTGTATCGTATACCATTAGTCCCGTTGCAGGTGTTGCAATGGCGTTCTTTTGTGTGGTTGTCATTCTTGGAGGGAGGAAGCCTTGAGTCGTACTTTCTATTGTAAGTTTAGACGAAACAATATTAGATGTTGTTCCTACTAATACATTACCGTTATTAAATTGGAATTGTCCCGAACCAGCTAAATTAAAAATAATTTTTCTGCTTGTATTTCCGTTATCTATATAAATGTCAGAATTAGCAGTATATAATTGCATAGCTGAATTTGTACCTATATATAAAGCATTGCTATTTAATGTAATGTTGCTTCTAAATATCGCTGTACCATTAACGTCAAGCTTGTAACCTGCGTCTGTGGTGGTGTTGATTAGGACGTTGCCTGTTGATGCAACTCGCATTCGTTCAGCTCCGTTGGTAACAAATGCTGTCGTTCCTGAAGATTGCCTATTTGTTATTTCAAAAATAGAATTTGATAAATCAAATGAAACGCCTGACAAACTATTAGTTCCCGTTCCTGAATTTTGCAAATAAAATCTTGCAGTTGTAGTAGAACTTCTCATTGAAATAACTTGGTCAGTTCCAACAGTAACAGCAACTCCCGTACCAAAATGAGCGTTCCCACTCACCCTCGCAGTACCATTAACGTCAAGTTTGTATCCTGCGTCTGTGGTAGTGTTGATGCCGATGTTGCCCGTTGCTGAGAAAACACGAACACGTTCAACTCCCCCCGAATGAATGGTTGTAAAATACCCACCACCTGCTGTTGTGCCAATTTTAAACTCTCCCGAATTAGGTTGTAACTTCATAAAGGCTCTTTCAGTACCTCCCGAAACATTTAATTGAAAACCCCCAAAGTCGTTATAGTTAGTTAATGCGGTATGTTGAATTGCAGAACCAATAGGTCCTGTTAAAGTAAATACTTTTGTAGTGTCATTGTAAGTTAACCCCGAAGATTCTTGCACTACATTTCCCGTTCCTTCAAACAATACACGTCCAACAGTACCCGATGTGATTGCAGTCGTACCGATTGTGATTCCGCTTGATGGTATTGGAATGGAGTCGATAATTTCTTGACCAGTGATTGACTTGGTTACATAGCTTCCACTAACCAATTCAGATATCTCCAATAAATCGGTTGATGCAAGGTTGGAACCTTTCGGATCCATCTGCGATATTTTCTTTGTTCTAAATGCCATCTTAACCTAAAATTAAAGCGATAGAGCCATCAAGTGTGCTTACAAAAGTAAATTGAGCATCGTTGAGTGGTGTAATTTTAGCACCTGCTTTTACTGCTGATCCAGGTTTAGCGATGTATTTTCCCACAACATTACCATCTTCTTTGTTTACTCGAATATCATAAAAGATTGTATCTTCCAAAACGATAATAGCATCCGCTTGTGTTTCTATTTCTCCTGCTGCATTAAGGATAAAAGTTCCCATATCAGCAACTAATTCACCCATTAAGTTTGTTCCCATATTTAGATTGTATATATATATATTAACAAAAATAAGGATTATGTTTAGAAGGCGAAGTATGAGTCATCGGTATAGTATTCCTTTCGGATGTATGTACCGGCATATCGCACCGCATCCATAGCATCATCCCACAGCTTCACCGGCTCGTCAGTGATTTGGTCACCTATCTTCTTCCACTTATAATTCTCGTATTCTTTCTTTATCCTGGACTCATCCTCGCAGAACACTCCGAAGGTCTTGATGTTGTCGATTCCTTTCTTCACCACCTTGTTCGCATTCTGAACGTCATATCCTGCATTGTTCATCTCAGCGATTATCTCCGGTCGTGCGTAATCCGCTACAATGGTGATGTTCTTCTCCACTCCAAGTTGCTCACATCTCTCGATGAGGTTGGTTGTGGTGAGGTAGCTCTCATAGATAACCGGCTCGATGTAGATGTCATCCTCACACCAATACACTCGCATGAGAGCAGTGGGGTGATTGTATCCGAAGTCAAGTCCATACACATAGTTCACGAATCTTGCAGGTCGATGCTTGATGAATGTCCAATTCGAATAGATGTTTGATTTGCTGATTGCCTTCTCTCCCAGTGCATAAATTTGATATAGTGACTCATCCGTTCGCTTGAGGTCCTCGATTTGCCTACGGATGGAATCCGGAAGGAATGGATTGTCGCGATACGTTGATTTGATGAGGATACTCTCCTCCTTGGGTAGCTCATACAACCAGGATGCTGATTCACTTGGATTGTAATCGAATATGAGCTTCCATTCAGTTCTCATGTTGAGCTGAGTGAAGTCATCATAGAATAGCTCATTGGCTTCATTACACCATGCGAGGTCGCGTTTCCTTCCTCGTATCTTTTGCTCATCATCCACTGAAAAGAATTCAACGATGCTTCCATTCGGGAATGTATAAATGTGTTCACTCTTGTTATGCGAGTTGACATCGTATAGATCCATCTCCTTCATTATCTCAAGGAAATCTCGCATGACTGTTGCTCGAAGTGCAGGGAAAGTTTTTCTTATAATAGAGGTAACCTTCCCCCTATTTTGGAGAGAGTAAATAATTATCATTTGACAAAGAGAATAAGTCTTAGATGACCTACTTCCTCCCTCATTAATTATAAACCGTACATCCTTATCCTGAAGAGCTTGATAGTTCTTCTCAAAGATTACGGTGCTATTTATCTCCATCCGGCTTGATGATGTTCACCTTGATTTCATTGATGTCCTTCCCGTTGGTCGTGATGTCCGACTTCTCGGTTAGTCCATTTAAGCGTTGAGTGATGGATGGATTGTAAAGTCCTGCCAACCCATTCTCAATCTGATTTTGACGAATCACTCGCTTAATGCGTGTACAGATATCCACGTATGTTGAATACCTCCCTTCACGATTCTCAAAATATTGATGAACTAAACAAACCTTTTCTTCAGCAAAGTTAAGGAATCCTTCCAAAGTATAAGGTCTTGGAATCAGCTCATAATCATGCCTTCCATCCTTACCAACAAACACTTGTTTCTTAATTGGATTGTTCTCAATGAATTGCTTCCATTCAATGAATAGAGCTTCGAATTCTTCCTCAGTTAACATTTTGTGTTTTGGCATTATTCCTCTCCTTTTCCTGGTGTTGGTTTAGTTCTTCTTTTTCTCTTCGGAATCGGTTTTGCACTCACTTCTTGCTCGATGCCCTCATATTTGATTGGCTCCGGTGCAGTCGTTGTTTCTGATTCCTTCTCAAATAAATATCCCATGCCAATAGACACATAATATTTATACTTTGATACATCTATATTATCAACAACAATGATTATGTTTCGAACCGTTGTATGCTTGACAATAGTTTTGCCTTTATATTCTGCTTTTATTCTCATCTTTTATCCTGTTTAGATCGTGTTTAATATCCCTAATATAGTAATGAGCTGAGGTTACCGGTATGTCAAAGTATTTAGCCATTGACCTGGCGGTCGTGTATCCCTTCTCATAGTATGCCTCGAAGATTATCAGCTTGATTCGGTCCTTGACCTCTCTCTTGTATATCTCGATGCATGATTTCTGATTATGGTATTTCTTCTCCTCTCGTATCTTGTGATTCAAGTCCTCCTCATCATCGCAGTCATTCGGTATATCAATCTCGTTGGCATTGACTCTCTCCTCCAGGTGACTGATTGACGTTGACCAAATAATTTGTTTCTTGATCGTGTTCAATAAATAACTCTTGACCTTATTCTCATCCTTTGTATCATCACTTATCTCAGCCACATAAAGATAACTGTTGTTAATGACTACATCAGCAATCATGTTGGCTTTGAATTTGGCGAGGAAATACTCCGTGTACGTCCTCACCTCATCATAGTGCCTCGATATGTAGCGGTCAAGTGTTGCTTTCATACCAATTCATAAATTGTTTGTAATAAATCTTCCTCACCGTCCTGGCACAAAAGCAATCGGTTGTCTTTGTTCCCGTATGCTCATCATATATTTTGTACAGTGCTTTAAGCGTAATCTTGGCGTATTTAGATGCATCACTTGACGTGATTATCTCATTGATATACTTTACTTGATTTTCGCTAAACATTCCTCAATTATAAACGCAATGAAAGATACAATAGTTGCCTGAATGAAATCACCGGTGATAATCCACGTTGACCAAAAACTCATGCACTTGAAACATCCAAGTCCTGCATGAAGATAGTTGACTAAGTGATTCGGTCTGATTCGCACCGCGATGTTATCCCACACCATCTGAAGTGGCTCAAAGGATACCAGGAACCAACTGATGGCGAGTGAAGCTAAGTAAGTCATATCTCTTGTTTTAATTTTTCAATATACAAGGTTGCATCCATCAATTCCTCCTGGAGATGATTCAACCATTGCATCAAAGGTAATGAATTATTTTCCAATGTTGTACCATATTTTTTGATTCCTTTATTTGAACGGTCATAATACTTGGTCATGAGCTTCATTAGGATTGGATCTATTTGTTGATTCTCCATCTCAATTCATTTGACATTTAACCTCATCGAATGCAGCTTCATCCACCTCATCGATATATACCTCATCATCTTCCATCGTTAACACAATGCAGTAATTGACGTTCATCCCACTGAACACATCTTGAAATCGGTTGATAATCATGTGGGGATTCTCATTCTTGGTGCCGACATAGGCAATAAACCATCTATCTCTCATAATACTTAAAAAATTTAATGTAAAACTCTTCATTAACTGAATGACCTTTCAAGAATCTCCACAACTGAAGGTAAGTGATTCCCATATCCTCAGCAATGTGCGACAATTTGTATCTCTTGGATACCCGTGACCTCACCTCTTTCTCGATGAAGTCACGAATGGTTTCCCCATCAGAAAGGTGAATCGTCAAAGCTCTCACTTACTACCGGTGTTGATTGAACATTCCATACATCCAAAGTATTATAATACTTCCCATTGTACTCACGACCTCTCAGATTGAATTTCACTGTGATGTCGATACCAGGTGAATAGTTGTCGAGTAGTTTACACTTGTCCTGAGATAGTTGGAAGATGACATCTTGAGGATAATCTCCATTGGGAACTGTCAACACTACCATTCTCACTGAGAACTTGTCGCTGATTTGTTTGATTGGCTCAATTACTTTGATTGTGCCGGTTACTGTTAATTCCATTGTATTTGGTTTTGTTTGTTAATTAATCATTTCTATTTAAAATATGTGGTAATTTTTACCCCTTATCCTCTTTCAATATGGTAGAACTATCTCCTTTTCAAAATCAAAATCATTATCCACTATCTCAAGGTTACCACTGAAATGGTATCCAATTGCCTTCAATAGTCCTTCACACATTCTTAATGCTTCGTCAAGGTCAACATCGTTGTGAGGTACCTGGTGTGTTACCGTGTGCTCGTATTGTTCGATTGTTATTTTCATTTCGCTTCCAATAATTTATAATACTCATTGTAATACTCCGTTGCTGCACTCAGCTTCTCAATCATCTCCTTCTCTTTATCCTCATCACGATCAAATGAAAGTACAGTGATTCTCTTCTCCGGTGCGATATGGTCAACGCGATGGATTGCTAAGTTCTCCCACTCGTTCAGTAGCTCGTTTGATGTAGTTACCATGCAATAGATTAATTCTGCCTTAGGTTTGTCGTATAGCATACAATAGGCTCTCAATTGCCACTCATATTTGGATTCATATCCATCCTCAGCGAGAACGGGGAATGTTTCCAATGACCAGGATGTTTTCACATCGATAATGAGGTCATCAGTTACGATGTCTGCCTCACCTGTCATATACTCATCAACCATTCGAACGGTGTTCTTCTCATATGCTTCGAATCGAACAGTGTTAACCAAGTCAATTGAATCCTGCTCTTGCATCAATCCCTTTTGAATATACTTGGAATTTATTTCTGAACGGTATCCGTAGAAGTTTTCCTTTGCTTTTGTTTTGATATAGGTTATTGCACCTTTAGATAAGATATCTTTTTTGTTTGTCGGTGAAGTCATTAAGCTACCGATGGAGGATGGATGCCACTTCATACTTCTAATGCTTTTAACTGCACATCACTCAATGACCATTTCTCAATCAATTGCTCTTTGGTGTACTTTCCTGCACTAATGGATGCCACTGCGGATTCAAATCTCGCATTGTCCAATGCAGGTTTAACGGGTGCGACTGCAATCGATGCTGCCTTTCCATCATCATCCACCGCTTGAAGGGAGAGAAGTGATTGCAATGTACCTCTTCGGAAGTAAGTCACCGCACTCAGTACCTTTTGTGGATCGGTAATAATCGGCAAGGTCATGAATGACTCAACCATCTCTCCCGAATCGATGTCAATGATTCTCGTCACCACATCATTTCCAACTATTGGCTGAAGTAGAATCAATCCATTCTCCAATAAGATTGGCTCGACTGCGGTGAGCAGTGCATTGATGTCGGCATATGACTTTTTGAAATGTGGATTCGTAGCATTCTTTGCTACCTTTCCAATCTGCGACTTGGCAGTGTGCAACTTTTGGTACAGTGTTGCGACTGTTTTCTCTTGTTTTTCCATTATTTAGCGTGTTAATTTTCAATAAAGATAATAAACTATTTTAGATTGGCAATAAAATTATCATAAAATTCGATGAAATCATCAAAAGTTCTTGAGATATAGTACACTCCTCCAGCATCTTCAATCATTTGTTGATATACTTTTTGCACTTCCGATTGGCGGTCCTTCCCATACTTCACCTCAATCTTGACTGACCTACCTCGAATGGTTGCCGAGATATCGGCACTACCTGGTGTTCCTGTTCCCTTTGTCCATTGTCCTCCCATCTCCACTCCATCGGTGCGGTACTTCTTGCGATACACTCCCATCGTATTGATTCTCTCCGCTTGGCATCCACTCATCTGAAGGAATCCGCATATGGATTTGGTGAGTGCGTTCGCTGAGTTATCCTGCCAATTGGTGAGGAATGAATCCACATACGGGAGTTTAGGATACTTTGCTCGTGTGAGAGCTCTTTCAAGGTCCTTGATTCGTTCTTTGTTTGCTTTTGTCATATCTCCTTTGCTTTATCGTTTAACTCATCCCAAATGTCATCCTTTGGTTTCTCAACCTGCACACCTGGTATTATCAATTCGAAGTATCTTCCATTGTGATTCCTTCCTTTATTCATTGTATATCCTTTCACGTTGGAATACTCAGCTACCCACTTGAGGAACTTCCTTGATTCCAATTCTTTCCATCCATTGAATTCAGATGTGAATTGAGTCATCACCACACTATTGTAATGAATTACATTGAGTGGAAGATTCCCCTCTTGAGTCCAATCATAGAAATCTTTCGATGTGGATTGGATGAATCGTTTCGCATCTGCATTGATTGAGATTGATTTGGTCAATCCATTAGATAGAAAAGATTGAAGATTCTTAATCATGTAATTATCAAAGCGAATCCAATCATCATCTCCCCATGAGTCAAAGAGCAATCTTCCATACTCATCCAATGGTGATCGTCTTGAATGGAAGTATTGAAAGAACTCAAGTTCATGCCTTCTTCGGTCATGAGAGCTTCCTGCTCCACTTATCACATAGTTGGTTGTGATGACAATCTTTGGTGACCTCTCAAATGGAATAAATATCTCATCCTTATTTTTTCTGTTGACTGTTATCCCTTCCGAGATGATTGAGAATAATTGCTCAAAATCAAAGTTACGTTTCACATCATCGAATGCAAGAATCTGAGAATCCAAGTTCACTCGCTGATATACAAAATCACTCTTGCCAGGATTGAATGCCTTTCCATCAATCTTCACGACTCTTCGAAAGTATCCAAGAGCTGCCAACATCAACGACTTCCCACTTCCCCCATTTGGATTGTCATCAATCTCTTGGTCATTAAATATGATTGCCTTTTGGTCGGTCTTATCTTTAAAGGAATGGATGAGATATCCCAAGGTTGTTTCAAGTGACATGATTCTCACATCATCATTTGCTGATACCTTTTTAACGAAATCCTCAAAGTCATTTGTTGAGTCCTTGATTGGTGTGAAATCACGTTGAATGATTTGATTCTCCCAAATGTATCCATCCACATCAATGTAGCTCATGACCTTCACATCATTCTTGGATACTTTTACCACTCCATTCTTGAATGGGATGAATGATGAATCCTTTGTGTCCTGGAGCATGAAGATATCAATTGAGTCAATCATGTTCAGGTGATTCTCATTGAAGAGATATGGTGAACGTGAGCAATAGTTCCATACATTGACCTCATTCTTATCGAGAAGGTAGTTTAAAACATAATCTTTGATTTGCTCAGTTGAACTCAATCGAACTTTGTTCTCCTTAACCCTTACAAATGTAGGTCGTTCAGCATTCTCCGGATAGTATTTGTTGAATCCACTCTTCACAAGGAACTCACTGTACTTAATTGGTTCGATTTGGATTCCTTTTTTTGAGTCCACCATCCAAAATACATCATCACCGGATGCAATCTCTTCCTTGATATCATCGATAATGTCATCAGCCACACCAAGTTGTTTCTTGATGTCATCCTTTGCGATTCCCGACTTGAGTTTTTGTTTGACCTTGTGGAATGTATCCTTATCCTCAAAGTATTTTGTTGAGAATGTAGCTTTTTTGTATGCTGAATTGATGGATGTTACCATCTCACCATGATTGAAGCTCGTGCCTTGACAATACTTGGTCCAAATATACTGTTCAGTGGTTGCCTTATCGATACCATATTCACACATCACACAAGCCAATTTGAATACAAAGTGATTTCGACTGCCTTCCTCGAATCTGCATCCATGGTCGAATCGTTCAATCAATGAGATAATCTTATCTTCATCATTCAACACGCAGGTTGGTGTACGTTCAGTGTAATTGTATCCCTCATCGGTTTCAATTCCCTCCCATACTTGACAAAACTCATTGAAGTATATTTTCGGATCGTATGATTCAAAACAAACACGAGATACATTTGAATTCTTAACATCAAAGTAATCCGATTGGAAGTATTTCCCGAATGCGGTGAATCTTCTCTTGTGTTCTAACTTATCGGATTTGGGAATACTAATCACCGCCTTCAATCCATTGCCTCCTGGAGAGGTGAATACCATCATGACGTGCTTATCATCAATCAATCGAGCTCTCTCCTCATTCATTTTTACTTTGGATGGATATTGGTCAAAATCCAATACACATAATCCCGAATGCTCAACCAATGAATTGTCATTCCTTTCCGAGAAGATACCATTGAACATTATTGCATTGAGAGATGACTTCAATCGGTCATGCTCATCATCACTCTTGTCGAGTGCTCTGATTTTTGTTATTTTGGAAATCAATTCAGGATTCCCGACCTTGATTCGGGCATAGATATCTTGAATTGTGAGCTCGTATGGTGTGTCCTTTGAGCTAAAAAGATTCTTAAAAACT